CTCATCGGAAGCGCCCGCGCCGGCCTCATAGTCGTGCTTGACGAACAGGATGCCGGGGTGGGTCATGAAAGCGCCGTACTTGAACATGAAGGTCAAGGTCATGCGGGGCAGAATGAAGGTGGTGTCCACGTTGGTGGCGCCAGCCCAAGTGCCCTTGTTGCGGGGCTCTTCCAGGGCGAACTGCACGCCCCAGGTGTCGGTGTTGTAGGTGAACTGCACCTGCGGTACACGATGGGGCCACACGAAGCCCCAACCGAACATCAACAGGTGGGAGTTCTCGTTCAAGCCCACGTACTGCTGAACGTGGTAGGCCAGGGAGCCGAACCAGTTGTCGGTCTGGCCGGCCAGGATGCGGCAGTTGCCTACGCGCCAGTAACCGTACGCATAACGCAGGCTGACGCTGGCTTCGGGCTGCAAGCTGGTGAGGCCCAGCTCGATACGGCCACCCACGTTTTTGTCCACGCTGTAGAAGCGGGCGCGCAGGTAGCTGTGGCCGGGCATGTTTACGAACCAAGTGCCGACATCGTTGCCGCTCTTGGACATTTCGCCGCTCTTGCTCTGCCAGCCGATGTCGGTCAGCATACGAGCAGCCATGTCGAAGGTGTAGGTGGACGGCTCCACCGCCATGGCCGGAATGGCCACGGACAGTGCCATCATAGCCGCCACAGCCATGATTACTAGCCTTTTCATAATGCCTTTTTCTCCTGAGTAAAATTAAAAGCAGCGCGCTTGGCCATTTGATTTCTCCTGACCCCAAGCGCTACCTTTGCCGGCTGGAAGGCGTCCAGGCTCACCCCTGCCTTTTTGCCGACCGGCCGTTACGGACATCAGTCCATTGCTAAAACTCTAAAGTAAAAAAATTCCAGTTGGTTAAACTAAATAACAATACAAGTGTATGCCATGCAAAATTTTGTGTCTCTGGGTTTTATCCGGCAATATTGCCGTTGAATAGGAAGATCAAATAGTTGCGATTCAAGGGAGTAAGCCGGTCCTGTCCGGGCCCTGTTCCGGCATGTGCGGGGCCTTGCGAAAACCTGAAAAATTGCCGTGATCAATGGATTTTCAGCGGCGGGCGCGGGGGCCGGCCGCTGGGAGCGGGCGGGCCAAAATAAGGCAGGGGCTCCCGGTTGGGAACCCCTGACTTGCGGTCTTTTATTTGGTCGGGACGACTGGATTTGAACCAGCGACCCCTGCGTCCCGAACGCAGTAAAAACCGAATGATTTCAAGTATATACTGCATGTTAAGGTGATATAATGGGCACATATTTCCAAGGTTCTGGCGCAAATCTGACACAAAATCAAAAGGGCCTATCCGGCGATGAAGCTATTCCAGCGGGGGAAAAAGGGGACCTATTGGGTGGATTTCTGCACCTCGGGAATCAGGGTGCGCCGTTCCCTGAAGACCAATAACCGAGACGAGGCGACACGGCGAGCCGCAATACTGATCTCAAGGGCTGCTAAGGAAGAGTGGGAACCGCTCCCGACATCTGTACCAGCTACAGAATTCTTTGCTGAATACCTCAAATATTCGGAAACCAACAAGCGGCATCAGAGCTTTTTAAGGGACAAGACCACTATCGAGTGTCACTTTTTGCCCTTTCTAGGCTCGGAAAGTGTTGTTTGGCTGGGAGCCCTGAAGGCCAAGACCGTTGAGGAATACAAAATTTCCAGACGTAAATTGGTTAGCCCAAGGACTGTCAGTAGGGAGTTGGAAACCATCAAGCACGCCCTCGGGCTTGCGGTCGAGTGGGGATACCTGGCAATGAATCCGGCTGCTCGGGTTAAAAAATTTCGTGTACCAAAAGACCAAACTCCGGTTTATTGGCGCTCCGATGAAGTGCAGAAGATTCTTGAGGGGGCCCGTGGTGGCCCACCTTGGCTTTATTATATGGCTCTGACCGCTACGTACACCGGGTTGCGCAGGGCAGAGTTATGCCACCTGTCTTGGGATGACGTTGTATGGGCTGCCCACTACATCCAAGTGAGAGCCAGCGGTGATTTCCACACAAAGACTTACAGGTCCAGGCAAGTGCCGATGGCAAGTCTTCTCGAAGTTGAACTAGATTTATGGTATCGAAGCGGCGTTGAAAATGGCCTCAATGGCCCCTACATCTTTGGTACACGTCACAGAGACGAACGGTACGCCACGAAGGTCCTGCGTGATTTGCTCAAGCAGACTGAATTGTGGAGGCCGGGGGTAGGATGGCACTCCTTTCGGCATACATTCGCAACCCGTCTTGCTATGACCAACTGCCCTATGCATGTGATAGCATCTTATCTGGGACATTCTACCGAGCGGACAACTGAACTATACGCACACGTTGTCCCAGACTTGAGGGGTGAATTTGTGGAGAGGCTAGGCGGTTGTTAAAGATTTTATTAGACTTGGCAACCGTCTATGAAACTCTGGTCAATTGGAATTGCTGTGTTGCAGGCATTACCTAGCTTGCCGTATTTGGCACCTTTGGGAGCGACACAAAAGACTTGTTTTTTATAATCATATCGAATCATTTCCACCGCTGGAATAAAATCGGAATCGGCTGAGACAAGATAAGCCACATCATAAGCGTCCTGGGATGCCATGGCAATCATGTCGACAGCTAACTGGACATCAACGCCCTTCTCCAGGAGGAATTCGTGTCTGTAGCCACACTGGCCACATTCGTTCTGACGTTTCACTAGGGTGCCCAGCTTTAAATTGATGCCTTTGGTCCCACGAAGTGCAGAGAAAAAACGCTGTTGGGCCTGATAAGTTTCAACCCCATCTTGCTTACGAACTGGCGCGATATAAAAATAAGTGCCAACCCAGTGCCTATCTAGAATGAGGTTTCGGGAAAATTGAGCGTAGTCGATATTACCCTTGCGAATCCCACTATATTGCAGTCGCTTATAAAGGTTACTTCCGTCAATGAACAGCGCAGCCTTCTTTTTGGTTTGTTCTTCAGTCATTGTTCACAAAAAAATACCGGGGACTGCACGCAGGCCCCGGCGGTTAACAGACCTGCCTCCGAAGAAGCAGGACAGTTTCTAAGTTGATTTCATATATAGTATGAGCACCTCACAGGAGTCTCGCAAGTGAATAGCACGCTTTTTTTTCGCTTGTCAACAATATTTTTACCTAGACATTAGTTGGCTTACTGGTGGCTATTCATTCTGGATGCAAGCATCTTTGGCACAGAACTGTCACGAAAGTATAGCCCAGGGAACATGCTCCCTGGGCTATCTCATTGAAATTATTGGTCGGGACGACTGGATTTGAACCAGCGACCCCTGCGTCCCGAACGCAAATTTCTGGCATGTCAGGTAATGATTTCAGCTAGTTACGAACGTGACGACTGCCGCAAAACGCCAAAATTCGCCTTTCCTGTGACAAAACCGTGACAAAAAAAGAGGCCCCGAAGGGCCTCCTGGCTTGAATGAAGCGCTTTATGCCCAGCGGGCACAAGACGAACCGTCGGGGGATTCGATCACGAACTGGGGGGTGTTCCCGAACATGCAGACGGATTTCTCGACGGCCCGGTCATTGTCCAGGTCCAACACGGTCTTGACTTCCTGACTGGCGCAAGCCGAACAGGGCTTGTCCAGGACCACGAATTCAAACAGAGCCTGGGCCGCGTCGGGGTTGGCAATCACCTGGGAAGTCAACAGAATCGATTCGGTCATTGTTGCGTGTCCTATCTCTTAGATGGTTGGGGAATGATCTGGCCCGTGGCGGGCTCTTCTTTTGCGCTTAGAAAGGGGGGTGGGTGGCCGTCTTCCCACATATTCCCGGCTGACTGACACTCGTAAGCCATGGCCGCCCGGCAGAGCATATGCCCGAAGTGGTCGTCACTGGTGTCCCCGGCCATGATGCCTAAAGCGTGGCCTATCATATGGTTGATATGCTCTTCAGCGCTGATCTTGCGCCAGTTGTCGCGGTCATACTTGACCAGCCCTTCCTTGAGGACCCCGGCCAGACCAAACATGGCGTTGACGGGTAAAAGGTGGAAGGCATAGCCCACGGCGCTTTGCTTGCCCCCTTGGGTGTTGGTTTCAATTTCGGCATCGGGGGAAAGCCCCTTCACTTCAGCCACGCGGGCCTCCTTAAAGTAAGTGGTTACTGTAATTATACCGGAATCAAATTAACCGGCGGGGCTGATTCGATCATCTGATTGCCATAGATCACCCGGCCCTTGATGATCTCCACCGCAGTCAGCTTGAAAAAGTCGCTGTCTGGGTCCTTGGCCACGACGGTCCAGCCCTGTTGCCAGTTGGGCCGGGACAGGTAGGGCGGGTCCAGACTGCACAGGCAACCGCCTTCAAACGCCACCAGGGTCCGGTTGTAGTCGGTCCTGTAGTGGGCCCCCATCCGGTGGGTATGGGCTTGGATCAGGCTGATCCCCTTTTCATCTAGTAGGTTCTTGGCCGTATAAGCTGAATGCTTGTTGACCTTGGCAAAGTGCCCAATCAGGAGTTTGCCCACCTGGACCATGGTTTCAGGCAGGTGGGCGTTATGGACGGTGACCCCCTGGGCGGTACAGTCAACTTGCTCTTCAAGGGTCATGTACTTGAGGCCGTACAACTCCGGGGCTTTGCTCCCCAGGAAACGTTCCCAGCGGAATTCATGGTTGCCCAGGAGCCAGTCGATCATGGCGTCTGGGACGGCCAAGCGTAGGGCTTTGAAAAAGGCCGTGCCCTGATCTAGCTCGTCAGTCAGATGTTGCTTGATCGACAGTGGCTTGTCGAATTTGGATATTTCCCAGCAATCAAGAATGTCCCCATTCAGGAACACCCTGTCAGGCTGGATCGACTTGCAGAACGCAATGAACAGGGCTAGGGCCGTTGGGTCATGGAAGGGGATATGGAGGTCCCCCGCCACGACCCAGATTTCTAGGGGCCGGATTCTTCGGGATCGTTTCGCCATGGTGGACTCCTACGACTCCCACAGGGCCAGAGCCATATTCAACGCTTGGGGTGACCACCAGCTTGGATGCCTGGTGGCAAGGACCGCCCCGACATTGGGGTCTGCAAGGGCAGGGGCCGCCGCCATTAGGACCGTGGCCACGGCTTCAGAACAGATCATCCGGTCATCATCTTCAAAAATGCTGGGCTTGGTCGTCTTCCGGTCTTCTGGGTTGGTAAGGGCATAGCCCGCCATAAGTCCCCAGTCGTAAGGGACGCCTTCCAGGGAACGCGCCTTATCGACCCCTAGGGCCACGCTGGCCGGGGTCTGCCCACTGGGGCGCTTAACCCAACAGAGTTCGGCAGGGTCGTTCAGGTGGACGCTCAAGGGGCGTTTGATAAAGCCTTCAGGCCGGGACTCCATTACAGTGGCGTTGTCAATGATCACGCCGCTATGGGTGGCTACCAGGCGCTTGGCCTCTAAGGCTTTCGGGTCGGTATGGGCGCTGATCGAATAAGTTAGATATTCCCCAGGCCGGGCCGTGAAGATAATGTCGCCAGGTTGCCAAAACTGGCCCGGTCTGGGGGATAGGATGACTAACACAGGTCGTTACTTCTGAGTGCTGGAACTGGAAGACGTCCCCGCGTCACTGGACCCGCCAGGAGCCGAAGGGGAGCCTTCGCCGCTGTTGGTGGCCTGGGCCGCGCCGGTGCTGATCCGGGAACCGCTGGTGTCGAAGTAGTTGGGGCTTTGGGACCCGTTGTTAAAGCTGCCGTTGTAGGTCGCGCCGGTCTTCCGGGCGATGACACTGTCAACCATTTTGGACCCAAAATACCAGGGGGCCAGGGTCTTGATCCCGCCAAATACGTTGTCGCTCAGGTTTATGGCGAAGGACCAGAAGCCGGGGGCGCTCTTGTAGTCGCTGAAGTCGCCCAGGGCCCGCAAGACGTCGTAAAGCTTGGAATCCACAATGGTGACCGTCACCACCACCTGCTTTTTGGTGATCGGATCGATCCCAGCCGGGACGCTGACCTTATTTACCAGCTTGTCCAGGTTGGTCATAAGGGCAGTCACAAAGGCCTTTTGAGCGTTCAGGGCCTTGACTTCCACTGAAGCGTCTTCCTGCTTTACAGTGGACCCGGTTTTAACCAGGTCCCCCACAGTGGCGCAACCCAGCCCCCCGAAGAGGGCCAGGGCCAGGATCAGGCCGATGATCGGAATGAAGCGCCTCATGTCCTACTCCTTGCTTGCGATGTTGACCGGGGGCGCGTCCACCTTCGCCAGTTCCAGGTCGGTTTCGTTGGCCATGGCCATGGCCTTGACGTCGGCCCGTTGCTTGGCATAGATGCCGCCGCCGATCAGCATGGCGGCCAGTCCACCCAGTTGGCTGATCACGCCGGTCAGGGCGTCGGCACTGGCGGGGGTCAGGGTCCCGGTGACCGCCAGGAAGCTGACGGCCTGAATTGCGAGTTGAATCCAGAATTCGCTGGTTTTCCAGCCTTTAACGGGGGTTGCCATTATAGCCTCCAAAATGCAGTAAGTGCTTGATGTAGTTACAGGGCGCTATAGCCGCGCCAACTTTTCAGTAGGACCTGTCCCTTGTTCAGGTTGGGCCTTGCTTTGTAAGAAACGTGGAGCCAACCGTCAGGTGGATACTCCACGATGATTTGATTAAAGGGGACGTGTAGCCTGGCCCAAGAGGCCATTTCAAACAACCGGGTCCCCGCCGGTTTTATATCTGCCGCATAGCCATATAGGTGGTCACTGTCTATGGCCCCCTGTACGTCCTTGTGCCGGTTCAGGTCCCTGGACCTGTAGCCACTGGTCACAGTCAGGGGGCCGAACTTGTCCCGTAGGGGCTGAAGGACAAGCTGGGCCAGTAGGACCAGGTTCAGGGCCGATACAAGGGACGGGGTGTTGTCGATCCCTAGCCGGTGCGCGGCCTCACTCCTGATTAGCTCCCACAGGGAAAAGTTGGGTGCGTCAGGAAGTGGGGCCAGGATCGCCTTGTCAGTCAGGTCGATCACGCTTTGGCCCCCTTGTTGAATGCCGTTTGTTCCAAGAGCCTGATCCGGGCCCTATACTCCCGTTCCCGTTCCGCTTGCTCCTGGTGACGCCGATCGCAATCAGCTTTGCTTGGGTAGTCTTCCAGGACCTTGGCCGTCAGGGCAGTCAAGGCCTCTTCCATCTTCTGAAGCCTAAGATCGGCCCGATCCCCGTTACTCTTTACATAGTAAAGGGTGACGCCGCTGGCTACGGTCAGGAGGAAGGCCAGGATACCCAAAAGGACCTGAAGAATAATCGATTCGGTACTCATGGCAGGCCCCTAACAGCAAACATGCTGGAATACTTCGGTTTGGGAGTTAAGCGGGGCTCCATAAACGCTGTTGTGACCGGCGTAAATGGACCCGGTGATAGTGACCCGGCCCCTGGGGCCGAAGACCTTCAGGCTCCCGAAGTTGACCACGTCGTCCCCACCGCCACGGGTGTCAATCACGCCGTCCACCACGATCCCATAGGGGCCGGTGCAGCACAGAAGCGTTCCACCGCCCGCGCCGGGGCCACTGTCGCCACCGCGTCCCGTGTATCGGGTGGACCCGTAACCGCAACTGGGGTTTGCGCCCATGACTGCCGCGCCGCCAAGGCCAGTCGATTGGCCGTCGGTCCGGTTTGCTCCTGCCGCGCCGGGGCGGCCATGCCGGGAGTCGTACCAACCGTTACCGGCGGTCCCGTTCAGGCCCAGGCCGCCCTTGGTGAAGATGTTGCCGGGGACCCTCATGCTGTTAGTGGCGTAGATGGCCACCAGGCCGCCGCCACGGCCACCACTGGCCCCACCGGGGGCACCGCCCCCACCGCAGCCGTTACAGGTGCCAGTGGCCCCACCGCAGCCGCCAGCGCCAGCGCCAGCGCCGCCACCGGAGCCCATGCGGATCGTTTTGTCAGTGGTCATGTCGCCATTCAGATCATTGGCCCCATAGCCGCCCTTCCCACCGGGACCGCCGGGGCTACCGTTGGACCCGCCCGCGCCGGGAGCGCCGCCAGTGCCGGGATAAGGGCCGTTGCCGATGAAGCCCGCATCTACACCAGCCGGGCCAGAAGCGCCGCCACAACCCAGGCCGGTACAGTCACATTGCGCCGTGCCCGAGGGGCTGGCCGCTGCCGCGCCGTCGCGCCCGCCGCCACGGCCCCCGGTGTAACCGCCGTGAGATTTGGTTTCACCGCCCGGCCCGCCGCCGCCGCTTTCATAACCGTAGTAACCGGCGGCATTGGCCGAAAAGGTCCCAGCGATATAGCAGTCCCGGCAATGGATTTCAGCCTGGCCGCGATCGGTCCCGTTGTATAGGTTGACGTAAAACCAGGCCGCGCTGGGAACGTAGAGCCTACCCACGTTGTAGACCACGCCATAAACGTGGTCCCCGTCCACAATGGTCAGGTCAGCCCCAAGCTGATCTCCTAGATAGGTCGCCATGGCCTAGGCCTCTTCCGTTGCGACCCAGATTTCCGGGGTCGTGACGTCGGGGTCGGTCGCGTCAAATTGGCTGAAGTCCCAGGCCACTTCGGTCAGGGCCCCGGTGGTCTGGGCGGCGTAGATCATATAGCGGGCCTGGCCATAATGGGTAAACACGGTGTTGATCCAGGACCAGACGTCCTTGATTTTCTTGTCCCGGCTGGTCAGGTCGTCCACCTTGGCCTGGGCCGGATTCTTGGCCAACTGGTCAGTGGCTTCCATGCGGCTGGCCAGCATGGCGATAAGCTGCTGGACGGGGTAGCGGGGCCGCCCGTCGGGCTTGACGGCCAGGTAGGTATTCAGGTCCAGGTCAAGCTTGGCCTGCTTGGCGGTCTGGGCCTCTGCCAGGGTCAGGATCGGGGTCGGGGCCAGATCGGTAAGGGCAAACTCCTGGCCCATTTCACTGGACCAGTCGGGGACGTCCATGGCCTCTTCAGCCGCCATGGCCTCGACATACCCTTTGATCAGTCGCTTCCCCTCTTCCACGGGAGTGCTACGGGAAAAGGCGACTTTCTCCAGGGGCGCGACCAACTCACCATTCAGAAACTTCTGATAGTGGATTTCGTAGCCCCCAGGCCATTCCTTTTTGTCGATGATTTTTACCGTGATGCCCATGGGGTCACTCCTTAAGAAAGCTGGATCAGGAAGCCACCGCGAAGATTGGTGGGGCCGCCGGTCACGTTCGTGGTGGTGATTGAAAGGTCAGATAGGGCCGCCACGGTGGTATTGGCTAGGCCGGTAACCGTGGCCGCTCCCGCTTCGGTGACGCCGGTCACGGTTTTGATCAGGGCGGCTCCGTTGTAGAAGCTCAGGTCGGCGCTCACGCTGGTCCCGTCGATCTTGGCGTAAACGCCGATCAGGGTCCCCGCGACACAGGACAGAATCTTGACTAGGGTGGCCCCGTCGTAGATATCGCCCACAAAGGCGAACCGGACTACCGACTTGCCCACGGCGTTGATCGCCCCGCCGCTGGTAAGCTGGGAAACGGCCCCGGCGCTGTCCATATAGAAGATTTCGGTGACCCCGGCCACGTCCTTCGGATAAATAAAGCCCTTGTTGGCCACCGGGGTCGGGTCGCTGGCCTGCTCGTTCAGGGGGAGCGGGTCGCCTTCCATCTGGGTCGTGGCCAGAACGGCCCCAGAGGCGTCAAGTAGCTCAATCTGAAGGGTGTCAGTTTCGGATTGGATATAGCCGTCAGTGACCGCCGCCCGGCCCGCCGTGGTGCCGATCCCGACAACCGTCCCGCCCGCGCCATGGGTATGGTCTGAAGCCGCCTTTCCTGCCAGCTGGGCAAAGACCCAGGTGTAGATGTCAGCGATGAAGCTGTTGATTCTGGTGTGCCAGTTTGGGGCGCGCTTGACCTGTTGATAATCAGACGGGGTGAAGGACATTTTTATAGGCTTTCTCTGAAGTTGATCTTGCCGAACTGATTAAGGTCGGTGTAGACGTTGCTCAGGGTAGGGACCTTCACAAACCGCCCGTAGATGGTTGTCTGAGCCTTCACGGGGGCGTCGTCAGGAGTCAGGCAAACGATCAGGTCCCGCCTAACTCCACAACGCCGGAACATGACGCCGAATTCGGCGAACCGTTCAGCGTCATCGACAACCGGGAATTGGAAGGCCAGGTCGGTTCGTTGGGGGTCGGTATCTGAGTGGGCAACGCCGCCGTCGCTGTAGTCGATCTTTGAGTCATCAGCCGGGGTCCATTCCCAGCCGGGCATGACGTTCCTGGAGGGGACCAGGGCGCTGGTCACGAAGACCCGGCCCGCCTGGAGATACCCGTCGGTATTGGTGGGATCAGCGAACTGGATATCCACGAAGCCAGATTCCACGCCTTCAGGGAGGAAGTGGGTGAAGATCAGGCCGGGGTAATCCTCCAGATCAGCTTCCAGGGGCTGGCCGCCGAAGCCACTAACCCCGAAGCCGCCGTCCCCGAATCCGTAGATGCATTCAACCGCGTCAAGCCAGCCACTATCGTAAAGATCACCTGCATAGGTGTTGTCACTGGACAGGGTGAGCCTGATCTGGCCTTCGCCGCTCAGGTTGCAGTTGGTGATTGCTACGGCGTCGATGACTTCAACCGCTGTCAGGGCGGCCCGGAGGTATTCACTGGTGCAGCCGGTGGACTGCCAGACAAAGGTTCTGATCTGGTCCTGGGTCAACTCAGCGGGCAAGGTGGCTTCCTCTGAAGACGCGGCCAAAACGGCGTCATCCCAGTAGTTGTCCCAGAGAAAAACACAGTGGTCATTGACTGCCATAAATTACACCTAGTGCTTACTGTAACCCTATCCCCATAAAATAAGCTGGGCCCAAGTGGGGCTCCAACTCTCTTCTATCCCGACCAGGATAAATTTCTTCCCGGTGGACCAGTTCCACCTGTCATAAGTTAATTCAACCACCTGCCCCAGGTCAAGGTCAAAGCCCAGTTGCTTGATGGTGACCTGGGCCGTTTGCCGCTGTAGGCCTAGCAAAACTAGCAGGGTGGCCGCCCATTCGGCGGCGTCATCGGGGTCGTCAATGTAGGAGTCAAGCGGGCCTTTTTCAATAGCCCCGCCGATCAACTCTTCAATGGCACTGTCTTCAACCGACACGCTTCGCCATTCGTTGGCAAAAAAGGCCCGGTCCTCTTCGGTTGCCGCACCCTCGTTCACGACCCCGGCCCAGTTCTTTTGATAGTTGACCCTGATCTTCCACGGGACCTTCGCCGTATGGGCCACCTTCGGGGTGTAAATGCGGGCCTTGTCCAGGGCCTGGGCCACGGTCAGCCCGACGGTGGCCGGGTCAACCAAGGCCCCACAGGTGAACTTCCCCTCACGGTTGAAGGTCCACCAGCAAATGTTCCCGGCGAAAAGCTTGTCCAGGACGGTGAAGACTGATTCCTTATCAACAAGGGCCAGGCCCAGGGTGTAGGGGAAGGCCGCGTCCAGGGCGGCCAGGGCCCCAGTCTCAAAGTCCCCGGCGGTCAGGCTGCCATAGGTGGTCAGAAGATGATAGGTGATTTCCCCAATCGTCTTCAGGTAGTCAGTCCCGGCGTCGTTCTTGACCCCCTGGACCGACACGGTCACCGCGCCGCCAGGGTCAGCCGGGAAGGAAAGCTTCCCATTGGCCGCGTCCCCGGTGTAAGTCGTGTCCACTACGCCGTTGATGTAGACGGCGGTAATCGCATAAACCGGCAGATCGCTGAATTGATAAATATGGTTCACGTCGTCAATGCACTGGGCCGGGATCGCCCGGCAGACCCCATAGGGGACCAGGATCGCCTTGCCGACGGTGGTCGCTGGCATATTGGTGGCCGTGGCGTACTCATTCACCGGGACCATTTTGCGGTCCAGAGCCGCCTGCTGATCCTCCAGGGGAATGGAGATCATGCGCCGGTCCCAGGTGGGGGCCCCCATGATCCCGGTGAAGATCGTTTTGTATTCGGTGTAAGGTAGGGCCGCTCCGCCCGCCTTGACCACCACGGTCCCGCCGTTGAAAATGTAGCTGTCCAGATATGGGTCAAGCTCCCCTTCGCCGTTTAGTAGCTCCAGGTTGCCCCAGGACGCCATGGATCGACCCGTAAACAGTTCCTGGGCCTTGACCGACCTACGGGGTAGCGTGTCGATACAGGGCAAATAGGGCGTCTTGTTGAAGACCACGCCCTTGGTTGCCCAGTAAAGGGTGGTGGGGGTAGGGACCCCCTCCACCAGTTTGCTGACCTGGGCTTCAACCAGGTAGACCTTATCCACGGTGGGGTCGCTGACCCACTGGTCCCAGGTTACAATCTGACTGGCCCGCCTCATGCTGCGATCCTCACTTCCCCATGATCCTGACGGTTTTGGATATCCTCCAGGATTTCCCGCTTCAGGACCTTCCCGTCAGGAGTCACAACGGTCAGGTGCAGGTTGACCGTGGTCTTTTCCTGGCCGGGCATGGTGGACCGGGTGACCCCAGGATCGACCAGGGCAGCGCTTTGGCGGGCGGCCATACCGTCAGCCGTGCCGGTATGGCCAATCAGGTAGCCGCCGTCATGGAAGCGCTGGGCTAGAGTTTCGATCGACCCCACGGGTTGGGGGGTGCTCCCCAAGCTGCCACCGGTGTGGAAGCGCGGGGCCTTGGCCCCGGCAATCTGATCCCGGTCAGTGTCACCTACCTGGCCCGCCGCGATGCTCTTGGGCAGCTTCATGCTGTTGATGGCCTTCAGCGTGTCGGCCCCGTAGTAGTCCACCGCCTGGCGCTTGATCATCCATTCGCCCACCTGGCCGATGATCGGGACTTCATCGTAAGCAAGCCCGCCGCCCTTGTGGAAGCGCCTGGCCGCCAGACCGCCGCCGGTATGGAAGCGTTCAACCGCGCCGCCGGTGTGCATGAGCCCGGCTTTAGCCTTACTGGACCCGCCGCCAAGCCCGATCGTGTTCGTGTTGGCCGCCGCCCGGTCAGAAGCCGTAGCCAGGTCGGTCATGGCGTCGGCCAGAGTGCCGATCCCGTTCGTGATCGCGTTGATCCCGTCGGCCCCATTGGCCATGGACTGCATGGAGCCCACGACTTCGGCGGCCAGGTCGCTGATCGCGCTCCCGTACCCCAGGGCCACGCCGGTCCCGGTATACATATCCTGGGAAGCGTTCCAGATTTCGTCACTGAAGTGCTTGGCCGCTTCGCCACTCAGACCGTAGCTGGCCGCCAAGGCGTCGATTTTGGCCTGGAAGCCGTCGATCGTTTCCTTGGTCCAGTCCATGGTTTCGCGGCCTTTGGCGATCGCCAAGGCCATACTGCGAATTTGGCCTTCGGTCTGCTTGGCCGCCTTGCCGCTATCAAGCAGTTTTTGGGCCATGGGGCTTAGGGCCGCATATGCGGCGTTCATCTGTTCCCTGGTGTAACCAGCAACGGTCCCCAGCTTTTCAAAGGCCGTGTAAGCCTCTTGGGCGGATTCGGAGAAAAATCCGAAGCCTTCCCCCACAGAAGTCATGGCCCCTTCAGCGCTTTTTAGCTGGGCGGCCATGGTTTCCAGGAACTTAGCCTGACCGCCGTCTTTTTCAGACCCGCCCGTCCAGTTGTCTTTGGCCTCTTCCTTGGTCATGGGCCCGTCCATAAGGAAGCCCATGCTAGACAGGAGCGCCCCGATGGACCCCAGGCCTAGGGCAATGCCCATCGGGGTAAAGGTGGCGGCCAGGCCAGCCATGCTTGCCGCACCGCTAACGGCGGCTTCAGAGCCCGCCGCGCCTGCCGCCGTGGTGGCGGCCCCGGCGAATTCGCCGCCCGCCATGGTCCCGCCGTATGCTGCGAAGGCGCTTTCAGCCGCACCCGCCGCGCTGGTAGCCCCTGCCGCCGCGAACTCACCAGCGGCAGGGGCTCCGAAGGCCGCCGCCATTTCAGTGGCTGAAGCCGTGGCGGCTTCAAGTCCGGCAGCGGCAGCCTCTTCAGCAAACAGGGAGGTGACCGCATCGATCAGTCCAGTAGCCGACAAATCGATACCCAGGGCTTCAGCGCCCAGCTTGGCCGCCGTGGTGGCCGCCGTGGTGGCCAGGGCACTGGCCACGCCGCTACCGCCCTTACCGCTCTTGCCGAACAGATCGCCCCAGATCGACCCAGAGTCGCCCCCCAGGTCGATGTTGAAGATCGCGGCGATTGCTTCAGCTACCCCGCTGACTGCGATTGCGGTCAGAAGCTGGGCCAACATGCTGGCGAACATTTCCACCATGTTGTCGCACAGGGCTTGCCAGGCATCGTCCAGGTTATTAATCTCGCCAGAGATTAGGCCCTTCACAGTCCCCTGGAAGCTGGACCTGATGCTGTCCATAGCCCCCTTGAAGGATTCGATGAAGACCTTATTGGTGTCAGCCCAGCCCTTAAGCAGGGTCTGAAAAACGGTGTCCTTTTTCTTCAGGAATTCCTTGTCGATTTCGGCCAGGCGCTTTTGCTTGTACTCTTCAATCAGGACTTCGTTGTCGGTCTTTTCCCTGTACTTCTCTAGTTCAATTTCCAGATTTGCCAGGGCCAAGGCCTTGCCAGACAGGCCCATGACCCTGATCTTGTCGTGGAGGTCCTTGTCGGCTTCCCTGATTGCCAGGTTCTTTTTGATATCGGCGTCAACTAGGGCGGCGTTTTTCTTGTCGTCTTCATCGACAACTTTCTGGGCCGCCTCCATGGCCTCTTCGACAGTCTTGTCTAGTAGGGCCTTGGACTTGGCACTGAACAGCCTGTTGGCCGCTGCCTTGTCCTCAGTGCTATTGATGTACTTGTCCCGCTCCCAGGTCAGGCGCAAGATTTCCTGTTCGTAGTCAGATTTCCCGATCAGTTCCAACTCGCGGCTGAGTTGCAGCCGGGCCTTTTTCCGGGCTTCAATAGAAGCTTCATCTTCGGGGTCGTCCAGGGCGTTGCCGTACAGCCTGGAAGCGTCACGGGCGTAGTCGCTCTCTTCACGGGTCATGCCCTTAAGTGGGGCAAGCTCCCTAGCGGCCAGTTCCTTGGAAACCTTTTTGGCGGTGTCCAGTTCGTTTTTGCCAAGCAGGTTCAGGGCCTCTTGGGCCTTTTTGCGCCGGGCCAATAGGGCGTTGATCTCGGTCTGGCCGCCCACGGTCAGCTTAAGGTTCTGAAGGCGAAGCTTGACCTGATCAAGCCAGCCCATACCGGCGACGTTTTGCTCTTTTTGGGCTTTGGTGATCAGGTCAACGCGGGCCTGAATCTTGAGCATTTCCGCATTGATCTGCTTGGCGTTCAGGGCCTTTTCGATGAACTCGTTGTCCATCATCAAGGCCCTAATCCATTGAATTCCCTTGGCAAATGCCTCCAAGGCCCACTGGATTTCTTTTTCAAACTTGGACACAAACGTGATGGCGAAGGCTTCCCAGGCGCTTTCCAGTTTCTTCATTGCGCCTTCGATGGTGTCCATCTGGCGGCCAGCCTTGTCAGCCGCCGCGCCCGCCACCTTCACTTGCTCGGTGTACTTCCGAACGGAATCAGCCCCGGCTTCCATCAGGGCGATCATGCCGGGGCCCGCCCGCTGGCCGAAGACCTTCAGCATTTCGTTGGGGCCCAGGCCCGCCGTTTCCAACTCTTCAATGACCTGAATGAAGGGCTTCACCTTGCCGGTGGAGTCGTAGACGCTCAGGCCATACTTTTTCATGACCTCGCGCATTTGCTTGGTCGGGTTAAGCAGGCGGGACATGGCCCCGCGCAAGATCGTACCCGCCTGACTGGCGTCATAGCCCGCATTGAACAGGGCCATAAGGCCGCCGGTGGTTTCTTCGATCTGATAGCCCAGGGCCCCCATGACTGGACCGGCGTATCGCATGGACGTCTGAAGCTTGTCCATGGTCGCCTGGGACCCACTGATCGCGTTCGTGAAGACGTCAGCAACCCGGCCACTCTGATCGGCGGCCAGGCCAAACTGACTAAGGGCAGCGGCCACAGTCTCCGAAGTCATGGCAAGGTCAGATTGGGTAGCAGCGGCCAGGTCCATGACGCCGCGCTGGGCTTCCATGATCTGGGTCGCGTTCATGCCCGCGCTGGCTAGGTAATACTGGGCGTCTGCCGCTTGCTTGGCCGTGAAGACGCTGGTTTCGGCCTGTGCGATGGCCGCCCGGCGTAGCTGGTCCATTTCGGAAACCGTCGCGTTGGCGACGGCCCCCACATTAGCCATGGCCTGCTGGAATTCCCGGTGGCGGCGTAGGCCGTCGCCAATGGCAGCGGAAATTTTATGAATGCCGCTGGCCAAGACTGCATAAACGGCCTGGCCAGCGGCCATGGACAGGGACTGGATGGCGAATTGCTTAAGGCCCGCGCTGGCCTTGGCCCATGCCCCGCCGACCTTAGTGGCAGCGGTTTGGCTATTGGCCCCTAGCTTGGCGACGTCCCGGTTGTACTTATCGAAGGTGCGGCTGAAGTCGTCATATGCCTTTAGGACGACTCCAAAAGCTTCGGCGCTGTTGCTGGCCACGGTGATTCATCCTTGTGGTGGGGCGGTTGCCCGCCCTTAATGCCAGCCCGTTGCGCCTCTTCAACGGGATGATTTTTGTTGGGCCTTTTCTTGTAGTTCCCGATTCTCCCTGGCCCTGATCTTGGCCAGGGCCAGCCAATGGATGAATTCGTCTTGGGTAAGCCGGGTTTCTAGCTCTTCAACGGTGCAGCCCAGTTGCCACGCAAGTTCAAACGTGTTGCGCGTTACTGGGTCGGCGAGTTTTTTTCGGCGTCCTCCATGGCTTCGGGGGAAACGACCAGGCCGTTGATCGCGCCCGCGATTTTGGCCAGGGTTTCCGAAGGCAGGACGTTCTGGAGCCAGTGGACGTCCAGGCGGCTGAAAAGCTGATTGCCGTCAGCGTCTTCGGCCATGGCCACGACGGTGAACAGGTCGAACTTTTCGGCGTCCAGTTCCTTGCGGGTGACCATTTTGCCCTTGTCGTCGGGGACTTCCACGTCCACCATGGCCTGCTTGCGGATGATGCCCCGCTGCTTAAGGGTCATGGGACGCCAGAAGACGGTTTCGCCCACCTCATCGATGAACATGGATTTGACTTCGCCGTGCTTCAGTTCGGCGAAGGCCTTCAGTTTTTCGCGGAATCCTTTAGGGGTTGCCATTTGCTTCGCTCCTATGCGTTTAGGTGGTGGGCGGGGCCCTTCGGGGCCCCGCCCGATCAGGTTAGGACGTGGTTACGGCGGGGGCTCCGCTGCCCTGGACGCTGAAGGCCACGGTGGCCTTGTCGTTGTGGGTCGCCTTGATCTCAGCGCCCACGATGTAGCAGACGCCGCTGAAAAAGGTGGTCGCGTTCAGGTGAAGCTGAAGGGCGTCGGCCCCGGTCAGCATGACGCCGGTGGAATTGGCGATCAGGGCGTCCAGAAGGGATTTCTGTTCCGCGTCGGCGTAGTCGAAGGACCCTTCGAACTGGGCGGTCCACTCGCCCAGACCCGCGTCGAATTCCTTCCACTTCTGGCCGAATTCGGGAGTCTCGATCAGTTCCAGCTTGGTGGACAGGGACCAGGTGTTGATCTCGCCAATGGCGGCAGCGGTCCCGCTGCCGGTGACCTTAACTGCGCCGTCTTTTCCGTTATAAATCGCCACGGTGTTTCTCCATGAAGTAAGTGCTAACTGGTAATAAAGGCCGCGCCTTTGACACGGCTGATTTTAATTTCTCCCGTGACGACGCTGGCATATCTGAATAGGTCGTCACCAGCCGCCGCCGCGTCAGCGCCCAGGTCCTGAACCGTGGGGTCCTCCACCAGGAAAGCGCCTTTACTTACGGGGCTTGCCCCGCTGTAGTCGTACAGAGTCACGTCGGTCAGTAGGGCGTCCCGCACCTGGCCGGGCAGATCAAGAACCTCATACAGGCCTTCATTCGGTGCGCGGCTGAAAACGGTGACCCAAAGGGTCCCCCTGAAGTCCTGAGTTTCCCCGGTGAAGGGGAAGCTGACCCGTTCCTGATCAGTGGTCAGGAGCCGGACCACGGCGAAGGGCCGGGCCCGTTCCAGACTAAGGTCAGGACGCCAGGCCAAGGCCGCTTCCAGGGTGGGCAGGGCCGCCGCCAACTTACGGGCGACGCTTTGGACAATGGCCCGGTCCAAACTCATTGTTTCTTCCTTCGTTTCTTGCAGGCCCAGACCTCAGTGGCGTTGATCGGGTCGGGGGTCACGCTCTTAATGTCGTAGGCCACGCCGTCAGCCAACACATAGGTATCGGCGTCCCTGGTCAGGCCCGAAGGAAGGGTCAGGTACAAGTCCCCAGGCTCCAAGGTCCCCGCCGTCACAGCCCGATCAGTTTCCCCCGCCTTTTTGACCGTGGGGTAAATCCGCGTCTGGGTCGGGGCCCCCTGGGCCGCCGAAGGAAAGCCGAAGTCGTCAGCGGCCACGGCGGCAGGCTGGGCAAGGTAGACGGTCCACCCGCTGGCCTGGCCATGAGTCCTAACTAACGCTTGCGCGGCTTTTCGCAGTCCTTCGTACAAGGCGACTCCTAGAAAATGTCAATGGTCCGGTCAATGATCTGGGCGCTGTTCAAAAGCTCATAGGCTTGAACACAAAGCGGGCCCATGACCGTCTGGCCGGATGCCTTTGGGGACACAAAAGTTTCCGAGATGCCCGGCAAGCTGTAGCCAGCCACGCCGTCAGCCTGTAGGTTGCGCCGGGGGTTGGTCGGGGTCCCTTGCTCGTACAGGTGCCAGGCCTGCAAACAGATGGCGTCCCGAAGCAACTGGGGAAGCGGGGCGATCAGGAGCGCCTGAACGGCCCCCAGATCGTCGCCAAAAGTGTCATAGGTCAGCGTACTGGTAGCAGCGATAAAGCCCGCCACGGCGCGAACGGCGCGTTGCTGGGCCCCACTCAGGATCACGATGGCCCCATACTTCCAGAAGTCGTCAATGTATTCGGGGTAGCCGCTCAGTTCGGACATGATCCCGCTGACGTCAGAGGCCGCCGCGTCCAGGTTGCCCTGGAAGTAACGGTGGCCCACGCGGGGGAACTTCATGGCCTGGGCCTGGCCGGTATAGCCGCCCTGAGTGAACACGGGGGTCCCGTAGTAACGAAGGGTGTCCACCTGACCGCTGGCCGTGATCAGAAGCTGGGCCCGGTCATCGTTAGACAGGGCCGCCCATGCGGCATAGCCATAACGGGCCTGGAAAAACTCCCCGGCGGCGTCCAAGCTCACATAGCTATTCGCCTTGGGGCTTCCAGGGGCGGCGATCAGGGTGATTGACATGGTGACTCCCGTTCATGGTTGTTTTTATTCTATCAAGCGCTTACTGTAATCACAAGACAGTTAATGGGTACAAAAAAACTTCGGGGGCCCTAAAGCCCCCGAAGTCGCCGGTCACTCAGGGGTCACCTTGTCGGGTAGTTTCTTCCTGGGAGCCCTGGCCAAGACTTGTTTACGGGCGGCGAACAAGGCCGCCTGATCCTGCTCCAAAAGCAAAACTTCTGCCTTCAGCTTCCGAACCAGTTCCACCCGTGCGTTGATCGCTGCCGCCGTGGCAAAAAGCTGACGCTCAATGTTCACCTGGTCCTGGGACGGGATCGCGGGCTGGGCCATGGCGCTGGTCGCAAAAACAGCGACGATGACCGCAAACAGTAGCGCGAAAAAAATCCTTTGCCTCACAAAAGCCTCCATTGGTTAAAAGGTTGCCCCGTCTTCGATGGCCGGGGCCGTGGTTACGATCTTGGGCATTTTGTCCGTTCTGGCCTTAAGCCAGCCGGGCGGGGCCTTCACAGTCTTCAGCTTCACGGCGGGGACCGCCGCTTCGGCCTCTTCCTCAGTCAGGCCCAGGGCAATCTTGCCCTTGACCTTATTGCGCCGGTCACCTTCAAGGGCGATGTTCTGGGCGGTCACGGCGGCTTCCTGATCAGCGGCCCAGTCCCGGCGGTCAATGTCGCTGTAGGAGATGATTTCCTTCCCGGTCATATCCTGGACGGCCTGAGCTAGGGCGATCAGGTCGATATCTACCCGCTGGCCCAGATAGGCGTTTTGACTATGCCAAACCCAGGGGACCGGCTGGTCGTCCTTGGCCTTGATTTTGTCAAATGCGTGGGCGGTAAGCTGGGTTTCAAAGCCCTGTTCATCCATGCCCATTAGCTCGGCGTAGCCGCCGACTTCCTTGGCGTAGAGCATGGCAATATCGGTGACCCCGACGGTGGGGGCAACGTTGATCTTGAAGCCCATGGCGCTTTGGGTAGTGGTGCCCATGGCCAGGCCGATATCGCCTACCCCAAAGTTGCCGTTGCGAACGTAAAAACTTTCCCGGTAGCCGTCCATGATCACGCGCTGCTGGAAGGTCATAGTGGCCCCCGCCGCCGCGTTCACGCCGTAATTGAAATACATGATCCCGTTGTCCATGACGATCTGGACCCCCTTGCCCAAGGCAATGGCGGTCTGAGTCGTGGCGGTGCTGGGATAGGAGTTGTTGGACAGGTAGAACGTGCCAGGACCGTCGTCCCTGGCGTACATGCTGGTTAGGGACCCAAGGCGAAGGCCGCTGTAGTAGGCGCTATTCCAGACCTCGCTGGTGTCAGAGCCCTTGCACATTCTGATGACCTTGTCCTGAATGCTGAAGCGCCGGGCCCCTGAAATGCTGAAGGCCATGGTGTAGGCCGCCGGGCGGCTGATACCGGTTTGGGTTTCAGAGGTGAAGTATTGGCCGGGGTTAACAACCGTGCCGTCTGCCCAGGTGGCCGCGCCGCCCCCGCCAAGGGTGTTCAGGGCAACCCAGGTGCCCGCGCTATCCTTGTACTTGATCACCCCGGCGTCGTCCCACAGACCATAACCTCCGGTGCCAGCCGTGGCCCCAAAGTTGAAATAGGTGCTGGCCGGTTGCATGGTCCCGCTGGCCGTGGTTTCCCAACGCTTCACGTCGTTATGGAAAGCCTCAAGCGAGCTGTCAGGGTTGGCGACCAGGGCATATTCGCCACCGGCGGGGCCGACCATGAGCCGCACCACGCCAGAGCCGTCAATGGTCCTGATGACTAGGTTTCCGGCGTTGGCCGAAAGGTAGGTCGCGCCGTTGTACTTAAGTTGCCCCTGATAGGCGTCGCCAAAATTCAAAGTCTCGTTGGTCCCCAGGTTCAGGGAAGCAGCGGTGATATCGCCCAGGGTCACATTGCCCCCGGCGGCGAAGTTGGTTAGGACCGTATGCTGGGCAAAGGTGAAATGGTAGTGTTCGGCGGTGGTCCCACCCAAGAGCCCGGTCAGGCTTTCGTGGTCCTTGGTCAGCCCCTGAAGGGTCGTCAATTCGGCGCTGGTCAGGTGGTAGTATTCGCCGGTAGTCCCGCCTTGCAGGCCGGTGGTGGCGTCGTGGGCCACCCCAGAAGTCACATAGGCGGCCAGGGCGGTGTGCTCGGCTTCGCTGAAGTGATAGGCCCCGCTGCCAGCAATAGACCCCAGGTCAGCATGGACCAGCGCCGTGAAGCGCCCGTCAACGTAGCCTTTGACCGCCCCTTCGGTGGGAACGGCGGTTTCACTATCACCGGCCAGAGTATCGTCACTCGAAAGCTCGGTCACGCTGGCCCCGCTGGCCAGGGTCAAGCTGGGGATCGTGACCGTGGCCCCGTCCATGGTGACCTGAGCCAGGCCGCCATAGGCCAGGCCCGCCGAAGTGCCGGTGTGGAATAGGCCGTCAGCCAGGTGGCCGGTGAAGGCATACTGAGGGGCGGCGATGCCACCGGCTCCTGCCTGTAGGAGCCAGCCCGCCGTGGCCACGTCTTTTAGGTAGGTCGCGGTCAGGCGGTACTTTTCAGCCCCGCCATAGACCCAGGCCTGAATCCCGCTGGCCGGTCTGTACCAGCCCATACCCAGGTCATTGGCCCAAGATTCAGCCGGATCGGCCAGAGTCCCGTCTATAAAGCGCCCGGTGGTGGCTGGGCCGCCCGCACCAGCGCCGCCGGTCCAGCCGGTGGGGGCGAAGGTGCCGATCTCAGAGCCGTCAATGGTGACGCCGATCTCAGTGGAACTTTTCAGGAATAGACCGGTGCGCGGGTTGGTGGCGAAGGCAATGGACGGGTCAACGTTGTCGCCGTCGGCGATCGCAGTCAGGTCAGCGGTCCCGGAGCCCCCGCCACCAGACAATACGCCGTCGATCCACTCTTCAGCCAGGGTCGGGCTGGCCACAGCTAGAGTCAGGACCAGGGCCAGAATCAGGGTGTAAAAACGTTTCATGGTGTTGGCTCCTGGTGTTTCGCTGTTATCCCCGGTAGTCCTGGGCCCAGACGGTCACGCCGTAAACAAGGGCGTTCGTGTTGTCGAAGGAAATGTTCAACTTGCTTCCCTTGGGAAGGGGAAGCGGGCGCGTCGGCAGGTACACCGCGTCAGCGGCGGCGTCCATGGTTTTGGTATAAAGGACGGTGTCAAAGGGGGCCCCTTCAACGTCATCCAGTTGGACCACGACGTCCCCGGCAGAAGCCCCGCCGATGCTGGGCAGGTGGACCAGGACGGCCACAATAACCTGATCCTTGTCAGGAGCGTAAACCTCTGCCAGAGCGCCGTCCCCGGTGTACCGGGTCAGTTCCTTGGCCAATTTCGGGTAGTTAACCACACTCATGGCGTTACCTTGCTTCCGGCGGGGAAGGGCCCCGTCTGTTGGATAAGCTGGACCACCGCTTCGGCTTCAATCCCTGCCAGGCAAGGGGTGGTGACCAGGGAAGGGCCCGCGCAATAACGGGGGCCCCAATAGCAGGGCCCGCCATGGGAGCAAGGGCCCTGAAACGTGATGCTGTCAAACCAGGCTGAAACGGTGGGCCCATGGGTCGGGCCGAAAAGACCAATGGTCGGGGTCCCTACGGCCCCGGCAACATGCAGAAGCCCGCTGTCTGAACAGACCGCCATGGGGAGGGCGCTCATGATATCGAACACGGTCTGAAGGGGCTCATTGACCGCACAGGCCATGTTCTTGGGAAGGGGCAGGGTCGTCTGCTTTTGCGTGAACAGGACCGACTGGCCGCCCTGAGCGCTCCACAGGTGCAAAAACTCGCGCCAGTGGGGCCAGGTGCGGGACGGGTCGGTTGAATAGGGGTGCAGGCCCAGGATCGGCTTCCTGTAATCAAGCCCCCTGGACTCTAGCCACTTGTGCCCCTGGCCTACCGAATAGGGCAGGCGGGGCTTGCTGGCTTCGACCAGGCCGATGTTACAAAACATGGTGGACCGGTCCTTCCAGGGACCATGATCCATAACCAGCATTTCATAGACGTTGATCGGGCAGTTGATATCCAGGATCATGCGATATTCGGAATCAGGGGGCTGGATCGAATACTGGTAATAACGATCGGCCCCAGGGATCGCCGCGTGAAGGTAGGACGGGATAGCCACGTCCACCTTGCAGTCAGGATATTCCTTATGAAGGCCCCTGATTAGGGGCTCCATGTCCACGATATCGCCCAGGCCGCCAATGGGGCGCTTGACCAGAATGCGGTCACTCCCTTCGTTGCCGTAGTAACGATAGGGGGGAAGGGTGAAGCCCTGGTCAATGACGTCGGGCCACCATTCAATAGGGATCGCTACCAGCCGCCCCTTGGGATTGATGCATTTCAGTTCCAAGGTCTAGCCTACGGGGTCGGCTTCGGGAACCGGGGTGGCCGCCGGGGTCACGGGGTAGGCTTCGGGGGCCGGGGGCGCGTTCTTCAGCGCTTCGGCGGCCTTGGCCAGTTCATCCATGACAAGCTTATGCCGCCAACAATACGGACTGTCGTCAGCGGCCTTGACCCGGCAACGGGAGCCGTCTTCCTTGGTGAACTCGCACTGGCCGGGGAAGGTGTCGTCCTTGGCCTGAGCCGGCGCGGGGGTGGCCGGGGCGGGCGCGGGGGTAACCGGGGGCTGGACCGGGGCGGGGCCTTCCAGGATGATGAAACCGGCTTCGGCGTAGCTACGCCAGACCTTGGGGTGGGCCCAGGAATCGGGGACTGAGATTTCCCGCCCGTGGGGATTCTTAACCAACATTTGCTTGCCTCATTTTGGTTTTGGGATCAGACGCGGGGCTTTTAGGAGGCGAAGCAAGCCCCGCGCCGTCACCCAGTGGGGAGCCCCGGCCCGCTTGGGCCAGGGCGATTCAAGTCGCTTAGGAAAGCAACTCGGTGGCCAGTTCGTCCTGCACGACTCCGAAGCCGTACAGCATGTCCATGGTCACCAAGGTGCCCAGGTACTGCTGGGACCAGCCATAGGTGATCCGAATGCCGATCCCGTCCACGGCGGCATAGGCCGCCTGGACGCCCTGACCGGCGGCGGGCAGGGGCAGGGGACGGGTCACCAGGGCCATGGCGTCCCGAATGAAGGCCATGTTGTGGGTGGAGGTGACCGACGGGGTGCCCGCCGTGGTCTGGATGACGCGGGGATCGGTGAAGACGTTGAAGCCGTAAATCTTGCCGATCATGCCCTGGATCACGGCGTTCGCGTTGCCGATACGTTCGGCGCTGGTGAACTTGGCACAACGCAGAAGCTCCACTTCGGCGTCGGGGTGGATCACCAGGGACCGGCCCTCGTCATCGGCCTCGTTGGTATCCAGCTTGTTCTTGGCGTTCAGGATCGGGAGCGAGTCCAGGAAGCTGGAGTCACACATACCGTCCCCGCCGGTGCCCACGCTGTTTGCCAGACTGGCGTACATGCCCAGTAGGTCCAGGTCCACCTGCTTGGCGATCTTTTTCATGCCGTCCCGGACATAGGACAGGATGATATCCGGGCTGGACTGGGCCTGGGCCACGTCCTCCACCAGGAAGCTGACCACCTTGTGCTTGGACAGGGTGATCTGCACCACGGAGCCCTGGGGCTGGTCGGGGACGATCACGGTGTCGATCGCCTTGTCCTTGACGGTCAGGGTGCCGGTCTTGGGAATGTTGATGGTGTCGCCCTGCTTGGCGATCATTTTTTCCCAGTTGCGCTGGACAAGCTGGGGCATGATCGCGGCCTTGTGCAGGACGCCGATTGCCTCATTCGCCCAAATTTCGGGAATGAACGTGGCGTGACCGCCCGCGCCGGTGGAATTGTGGATCGTATAGCTGTCAGCCACGATGGACTCCTTGATCTGTAACGCCTTTCGGGCGTATGAAGTTAGTGCTTGCTGTAGGAGCTACCCAAAAAACTACCCCTCGACGATTCGCCCTTCGGCTTGTGCCAAGAGGATTTCGGCCTTGTTCTCCTGGTAGAAAGTGTAGTCGGCTACCTGGGTCCGCTTGAAAATCTTTTTACCCTCGGCGTTCACACTCCCCTGGGAGCCGCTACCGCCCTGGACGTTTGCCTTGATCAGGTTGGGGTTGGCGCTCATGAACTTTTCCACGCCTTCGGCGGCGGGTAGACGTTCGGGCTTGCCGTCCACCATGACACGAACAAAGACGGCGTATTCGCCGGTTTCCTTGCCCATGTCGTCCTTCAAAGCTTCCACTTCAGCGGTGCCTGCCAAGAGGCCCACGATCTGGGACGGGTCAAAGGCGTTGAATTTCGCGGCGGCGTCACTCAGGGACCGCTTAACCGCGCCGTCTTTGAACCGGGACTCCCAACTGGTGGCTTTCTCGTTGGCTTCGGCCACTTCACGCTGACGGGAATTTTCGGCGTCCTTCAGCCGCCGGGCAGCGATTTCTTTTTCGCTCATGGTCGCCTCTTCCATGGTCCTGATCTGGGCCTGAAGGGCGGCTTTCTCTTCGGCGGTGGTGGATGCCCGCGTTTCCAGGTCTTTAAGCTGGGCGATCAGGGCGTCCTGGGCTTTGGACGTGGTCGCCTTGGTGCGGTCGATCCGCTCCTTAACGATCCGGTCAACGTCAGCCTGGGTAAAGGTCTTTTCGCCGCCCTGATTTTGACCGGGATCACCGGTCCCGCCGTCGGGGGCTCCAGCACCGGGGGGGGCGTTCCCGCCCGGAGTGTTGATGGGGTCAGCCATTTGTTGGATATCTCCTATGTCGAACTCATTAGTTTTAGGCTCACCATACAATTACAGTGAGTGCTTACTAAGTAAGTTACGACGCAAGAGCCTGGGCTGTCAAACCAAAAAGGCGCTGTTAGGGGGTGTTCTGTAAAGCCTTCGCCAACTTGCCCAACTGGAGGGTAAGGGACTTGACCGACTTGTGAAATGCGATCGTGAAGTAACCGATGGTCTGAGGGTGGGCCTTGTTGGTGTAATGGCGAAGCCGGGCGTAGGGGACTTCATTCCAGACCACAACGAACATGCCGTTCATGACGTCGCCTAGTTCGGCCCTGAGCCCAGGCGGGACGGCCCCGATCTTGGTGGTGTACTTGATTCGGTCCCGAAGCTGACCGCTGACGTACCAGTCCCGCCGGTCAGTGTAGATCGGATTCAGGATTCGCTGGGCCAGGCGGGCGATCCTTTCCCCTTCAAGCTTGAAAATTTGCTCCATGAACTTGATGATCGTGTTCTTCCGGTTCTCGCTTTGGGTCATGATCTGGTTCACGGTCATGCTGATCCCGCCTTTGGGGGACTTGCCGATCTGGAAGACTACATTGAAGGCCATTAGATCACCGTACTTCCCTTTACCCAGGCCGCCTTGCAGCGGGCTTCCAATTCGTCCAGGTGTTCCTGGGCCCAGGTGGTGAAGCCCAAGACGCCGGTTTCATCCTTGGTCTGGAAAACGGCTGACCCGGCGTAGTAGTAGCCGACGCCCTGGCTCAGGTGGCGCATTCCCGCCAGGTCCAGCTTCAGGGCCGGGGGAAGGACCAAGGGCCCGCCGCCCGGCCAGAAAATTTCCTGCCATTCGTCCAGCCGGTCCCCGTAGGGACCAGGCCGGTAGAGGATTTCCAGGACTCCCCCGTCAGTGGCCCAAATGGCGATGGGGTCTGACCCTTCATCACCGAATTCTGATTCAATAAAGAACAGAATGTCTTGCTTGATCTCCATGATCTCCCTAAATCCTTTTGCCCAAGGTGAAGCCGCCCACGATTTGCTCCCAGTAGCCTGGATTCAGGTCCCTGAACTCATGCCAGGCTTCCATGATCTCCAGTTCCCGTTCATCGTCTTCGATCTCGCACAGGGTGAACTCTTCCCCGTCGGCATTCAGGACCTTCAGGGCGTTGGAAAAAGGTGTGCCATCGGTGTTCAGGAACTGGGTCCAGACCACCGGCTGCATGACATGGGCGTGTTGGGGCCCATTCCCGAAGGGCTCAATCAGAAGCAAGCTGGCAATGGCCCCGTCTGCCATGGGCTCAAAGGTCACCACTTCGCTGATCAGGACCGGGACCTTCCATTCGGCCTTGCTTAGAAACATGCCCATACCCGACATATCGTTCAACTGCCGGGCAAGCTCACTTGGTGAGGTGCTTAAGCGGGTTTTTGGTGTCCAGGTCATAGGAACGCGGCCTTTCCATAAATTCGTGTTTGGTCATGATCACGTCTTCGATGGAGCGGCCATCAGTAACGTGGGTGATCCCGTGCTTTTTAAAAACGTCCAGGGCTTCCTGGCGCTGGGTTGCGCTCCCCACAAAAATAGCTTCGACGTCATCCAGCAAATTCAGAGCGTGTTTGAAGGTGGTTTCGTTGCTGTTGTGCTGGCTATTCGCCAAGGTGCGCCATTGGGTGGGCAGCGTCTGCCGGTGCTTCCTGACCACGTCCAGGTTGCCAGACCGCCCGCCCACGTCCCCGTAATGGTCACTAAGCGACGGGAAGCTATCCAGGCGTAAGGCCGCCGTGGCCTTGAAGACTAGGTGGGGCTCGTCATACTGATACCCCGGCTTGCCGCAAGTCTCGCGGGTCCTGACCCTAGTGAAGACATAGGCCGCGCCGCCTGACTCCAGGTCCTGGGCCGGGCTCATACCCTTGGGGCCCACGCCGCGCCGGGCCTTGTCCAGGGTGGAGATCAGGCTACCGCCGCTATTCAGGATTATGTCCAACGCTTCAGGAACGGTCCCGCTATGCAGGTGGTGAACCAGGACGTATTTATCGGCCAGGCCCTTGATCTGGGCCGGGGTCAGGTCGAAGCGGCCCACGTTGCGGGGACCGTTGCCCAAGGCCGTCCCGAAGCCGTTCGGCTGATACAGGGGGTTGCCGTCGGTCTTAATTCCATGCTCTGCCAGAAGCCATTCCTTGATCGCCTTGACCTTGGCTCCGGGGTCCAGGGTTTGATCGCCCCAGACTTGGGCATAGCCAGGTTCCCGGTCGATGTTCCTGTAATAGGCCTGCTTTTGCAGGTACAACAGTTCAACATAGTCAGGATGGGCCTTGGCCATATCGACCCCAAGCTTGCCTAGGCGGGTGAAAGCCTCTTCGATCATGGCCGGGGTAAGGGCCTTCCCCTTGGGCATAGTCAGGTTGGTGTCTCCCCTCATAGCAAACTGGGCATTGGTCCAGGTTTCCGGGAAGGTCCCGTGGGGCTGATAAGTGATCTTCATCCCGTCGGGGTAGGTCAGGACGTATTCCTTCATATGCTCAAAATACCTTAGCTCAGAATCCCCGCCGTCGGTATGCTTCAAATAGCCCTTTTCCAGTTTCTTGTTATCCACCCGGACTTGCTTGATCTCCACAGTAAAGCCGCCAGATGCTTCGATTTCTGCCTGTAGCTTGGCCGCCGCGACTGCCTTTTCTGCCGCCGTGGGCGGCTTGACCGCTTCCTTGTACTGGTTTACCTGGGGAATCTGGGGGTGGGGCGCATCCTTCACGCTATGGGCCGCCAGCGTGTCCAGAATGTCCAGATAGGCCTTGGCCATTTTCTTATGGGCCGCCGTCCCAGTCTCCAAAAGGCTCAGGAGCGAAGCCTTCATGGTCAGGGCCTGGGAAAGCTTGCTAGGACTGTACTCCCAGTCACCCTTGGCGTTGTGGTAGTTGACTGTCTTAATCGCGGGAAGAATGTCGGCCCAGTAGACATCACCGGCCAGGGGCTTGGCCCCAGTCGTGGCTTGCTTGGGGGCTTCCACGAACTTGGCCTTGGCCTTGATGATCTCTTCCATCCGCAACCCGGCCTTTTCATTCAGCTTGAAGTGAAGCTTGCCGATCGGTTCACCAGCCGGGCCAATTTCTTGCCAGGCCAGGACCTGAAGGTCTTCGATATCCCCCTTGTCCCGGCGCAGGGTGTAGCCGTTGGACCTGGATTCCACGATCTTAGCCACTATGGCCGCGTCAACGTCCTCCACCACGATCTTTTTGTTTTGGGTCGCTTTCTTGGCCGCCTTGGTGACCGGGGCCTTGGCCGGGGTCGCAGCCACAATCCTGGCTTCGATATCAGCGAAGGTGAAGTCAGGGCCATAGACGTCCTTCAGCATGACTTCAAAGTCGTGCCTGACAGTCGCCTGGCGCTTCAGGAGCATCTTGTAAGCCTTGGCCGCGTCCATGCCCGTCTGGGCCGCCCGCGCTTCAACGTAGGGCTGGGCCGCCGCCACGATCTCTTCGGCGGTCATGGCTTCCAGGCGCTTGATCGCGTCCAGGGTGGCCTTGGGGTCGGGGTGAATCAGCTTGGCCTTGGCCGCCTGGTAGACCTTCCAGTAAACGCTACCGCCCTTGGCGATGGGGTCAAAGCTCTTGCCCAGGACTTCGTTCCCGTCAAACCAGAACTTGCCCGCGTTGCCCTTGTCGATAGGGACCAGGGTGGCTTTCTTGCCGGTGCCCTTGAAGAAAAACTGGGCCCCGTGGGTGTCATGGTTTCCAATGAACCAGTCCACAACGTGTTCGGCCATTAGCTGGTCCAAGACCGGCTTAGGAATCTTGGTCAGGCTGTTGACGCCCTTCAGGCCTTCGATCCAGGGCTGAACACTACCCAGGCCCAGGCCGCCAACCGTGACCACCTTGGCCGGGACGGCCACAGTCGGGTTGACCTTGGCCGCGATGGTCGCGGCGAAGGCATCAGCGTAGGCCAGGAAGGATTCCCCCGCCGCCGGGGGCTTGAACAGGTACTTCCCGCCGTCGGGACCCGTGACATAATACTTCGTATGATAGCCCGTCAACCCAGCCTTGACCGGGCTGGTGTAGGCGTCGGGCAGAACAGGGGCCACGGGGGCCTGAGCCGCCACAGGAGCGGCTTTTGGCTCCGGGGTGGGCACCGGGGCCGGTGCGGGCTTGGGGGCCTTTACGGCCCCGATGACGGTGTTCTTTACCGAAGGGATTTCAGCCCCAGGGGCCTTAAAAGCTAGGGCCGCGCCCTCGAAAGATTCAGGGGTAAGCCCAATTTTCATTTCCCCCCAGGCGGCCTTAAGCGCCGTCTGAGATAAACCGGGGTGGGCCAGGGCATACGCCTTCATGAAGGCGTCCCCGACGTACTTGTTGACGTCGCCAATCGCAACAGACCCCTGGTCGTAAAGCTTGGCGGCGTTGGTCGCTACCTTGGCCATTTCATCCCAGGCGGCCAACTCTGCCGGGGACTTGCCGACTGCCTTGGCCGGTGCGGGCTCAGGGGCCGGGGCGGCCAAGGCCGCTTTCTTGTTCGCCAGGACCTGGGCCAGGACCTTTTCCAGGTTCTGGCCCGCCTGCATGGGCTTGGCCTTGACAGAGGCGAACCAGGCCGCCGCCTGGGCATCGGTCATCTTCAGGGCCGTCTTGGCCACAAGCATGACGTCAGCCTTGACCGCGTCCAGGGCGTTGCCGTAGGTCGTGGTTTTGATCTTCAGCTTGAAGTCGGTAACGGCCTTCGCCATGGTCCCGTCGGGGTCCTTGATCTTGGCTTCCAGGAAGGCATCCTTTTTAACCTGGGCCGCCGCCTGCATTTTCTCGATCTGAGGGGCCAGGGCCGCCGCCGTGGCGTCCCCCTTGGCTTTGGCCTTGGCTTTGGCCTCTGCCTTGCCCGCCTTCAGCCAGTCAGCCATAAGCTTGGCGTCTGCCTTGGCTTTGGCCTTGGCCGCCGCGTCAGCCTCTGCCTTGGCTTGGGCCTGAGCCTTGGCCGCCGCGTCAGCCTCTGCCTTGATCAGAGCCGCCGCCGCGTCAGCGCCTGCCGCTTTCTTTGCCGCTTTCTTTGCCGCCTGCTTGGCCTTGCTCTCTTCCCATAAGTCCTTGATCTTGGTCACAATCTTAGCCTGATCAGCTTTGCTTTCGGCCAGGTAGTGGGCCACGATATCGGCCTTAGTCGTGTAGCTCTTGGCCGCACTGGGAAGGCCACTGGCCTTCAGGAAAACCGGCATCAGGTCCTTGGCCGTGACCCCGGCGGTAACCGCCTTTTGGAAGTCAGCGGCCAGGGTTTTGATCTGGCCTTTCAGGATCAGGTGGGACTGGGCCGTCAGGGTCCCGCTATTCAGGAGCGCTTGGGCCGTCCCCATGGCCATGGACAATTCAGCCGCCGCGCCCAGGGCGCTGAACAGCTTGTCCCCGCCCGCCCCCTTCAACTCTGCCGCCGCCTTGAACGGGTCGAAGGTGGCCACCTTGGCGCTGACCGTGATCAGGTCCATGGCGCTGTCGAGGAATTTAGTTTCCCCGGCCAGGGCCTTGCCCAGGGCGAGGTGACTCATGGCCTCTAGTGCAACCGGATCACCGCCCAGCTTTTCGGCCACGGCCTTGGCCTTTTCGGCCTTGGTTAGGGACCCGACCCAGTTGTCCTTGGTGAAGGGCGGGACCTTGGCGTCCAGATCGGCCACCGCCGCCTTGCTGATTAGGGGCTCGTTCTGGGCCAGCTTGGCCTTCACGCTTTGGACCTGGGCCGCCGCGTCGATGACCGCCTTGTAGGTGTCCAGTTGGCCGTTGACCACCTTGTTCAGGTCGGCCACGTCCTTGGCCAGGAGATCACGCCAGGCCAAGGCTTCCTTGGCCGCGCTGACCTTGGCCGCCAGGGCGCCGGGATCGACGGCCATGGCTAGGTCCTTCAGGCCCTTCATGCTCAGATAGGTATGCTGATCAGTCGCACCATTCAGTTCTAGGGCGCTGTAGGCGTGGGTCTGGAGCGTCGCACGGGGCAAGTCGGCCACCAGGTCCTGGTACTTCATGGCGTGGGACGTCCAGCCGCCGGTCAGGTCATTCAGTTCGGCGTCGGTAATCAGGCCCAGGCCATGGGCCTTTTTGATCTTGGCATGAACGTCCATAAGCTGGGCCTGGCTCATGAACGTGGCTCCGGGGGAAAGCGCCACGTTCTGGATCATGGCCTGAAGCTCCCCAAAGGCGTCACCTTGGGAAAGCTGCTTTTCCAGGCCTTCCCAGTCAAGGGGCCGGTAAATGTAATTGACGAAACACCGGCAATTCGGGTGGAAGGGCATCTTGGCCATGATCACGCGGGCGTCGGGGCCCTTGCCCCGTTTCTTGGTCCTGTCGTGGTAGTAGTAGGCCCCGGCCTTGGGCTGGCAGATACCAGGGCAGGCCCCGCCGCCGAAGTTGACCCTGATCCCAATCACGTCCTTGTCATTGTCGGTATATTGCTTATGGGTGATCGTCCTCATGCGGGAAAGCTCAGTCCTGACCAGCCGGGCGGCCTTGGCCGCCGCGCCGGTAGACCCGTACTTGCCCATATTGTTGCCCCAGGGCTCACCAGCCGCCCCGTATTCGCCCCTGACCTTGTTTGCGATCTCCTGCCAGGGGGAACGCTGGACGACGCCCAGCTTGATATGCTGCTCACAGGCGCTGACCATGGCGTGGCCGTAGCTATTGATCGTACTGGCCGCCACTTCCTTGATCAGGGCGATATCCCGAAGGTAGGACGCTTCCCCGGTAGACTGGAACATAGCAAAGCTGGCTTCGCTATGGGCCATGTCTTGGACTTCGGCCTTGCTCATGGTGGCGGCCTGGTCGATCATGTCCACCACGGCCTTCCCGATCGCCTTGTTCATCTTGGCCACTTCGGCGTTCAGGTGTTCCAGGAGCGACTTCAGGCGAAGCTGGGTAGCCGGGCCCACCGGCTTACCCGTTGCCTGTTTAGCAAGGACCTGGGCCAGTTCAGCCTGGATTCCTTTAAACCCGGCTTCATAGTAGGCCTTGACCTTTTCAACTTCGGCGTTCGACCACTTGTTGTAGTCAACCGCGTCAGGGGGCTGATCACTTAGCTTCGGTACTTGCGCCATGGCTGGTTACTTCGCCGCCGGGGGCTGGACCGCCGGGGGCTCCGATCCAGGGGTTTCGGCGTCCAGCTTGGCCCGGACTTCCTTGTAAATCCGATCAGCCGAAGAGGCCATGGCGTCGTCCTGGTTTTCGGCAGACCAGGCTTCCAGTTCCTTGGCGATCTTGGCCAGGTCGTCAGGCTTGGCGTCAGAAAGGATCGCCGCCGTCAAGCGCTTGTAAAACTCCAGGTGGAAGGACTTGCTGGGCAGGCTCAGGGCCTGGACGCTGACGGCCTCTTCAAGCTGTTCAGCGATCCGGTCAGCTTCAAACTTCCGGTTATAGGTGGCCATGGCGTTTTCAGGCAAGGTTTGCTTCAGGCCCTTGGCCACGAAAGCCCAAACCCGGTTTTCGGCGTCTTCAAAGTTGGCGGCCTTGTCGGCCAGGGTGCCCACGAACTCTTCCCGGTCCATCTTTTTCTTGTCAGCTGATTCGACCTGGGAAGTTTCCTTTTGCTCGGACACCTGCTTTAGGGCCAGGCGCAGGATATGCTGGACCAGTCCGTTGCAGGATCGCCTGATTGCCTCAATGGCGTCAGCGCTCTGTTGCAGGTATTCAGCCCGGTCTTCCGGGTCCAGGCCCACGGCCCTGACCTGGCCCAGGCCCAGTTTGGTAACCACGGCCTTGCTGAAGATGAACAGGACCGGGATACCAGCCCAGTATTCAGCTTCATCCAATAGACTCAGCTTGTTGAACAGCTTGGAAGCCAGCGGGGCAATATCCTTGATCGCGCTGGCCCCATCCATGTCCCCCCGCTTCACGTTGAAAAAGGGGACCAGGGGGACTTCGCCAAAGCCGTGGGGCCCCTCTTCGGTCTTGACGGGGTTGCCTTCGGCGTCGTTCACCCAGACTTCCCACCGGTCACGATAGATGACCTTGAACTGGGTGGCTTCCTTGCGCTTGGTGAAGGGGACGTCTTCCCCGCCTTCGGGGATCAGTAGGTCTTCCTTCAAGACAACCCAGTTGAACTTCCCCATTCGGGCGGGGTCCTTGGTTTCGATCGACCAGTCCACCACTTGCTGGGGACCGTAGGGGACCAGGTAGGGCCGTAGGTTCAGGCTCATTTCATCGGCCTTGGTCAGGACGCGGGCCCCTTGGGGAATCCGGGGCATGTCCACCAGGACAAAGCTGATCCCCTCCACCATGGAGTCGGTGGCGGTACGCTTGAAAAAGGTGTCAGCGTCGGTGCCCCGGTTGTCCACGTTGGTAAACAAGTCCTGAATAGGCTTGGGGAAGCCCGCCCGTGAAGGCTCTTTTTGCCACAGGTGGGTTATGTAGATGCTGATCACCATTTCGGGAAAGTTGCGGTAATCAATCGCCCTATCCTTACGGGACTTGAAGCCGTCGTCAGACTCAGAGGGGTGGCGCTGAAGGTAGCCCTTGGTGGCGAAGTGCCGCCCGCCCTCATAGTGATCCCGCAAGAATTTCCAATCCCCAAGCCGGGCGTCGTAAAGGGGATGACAGATGCTGGTGCTTTTTTTGTTCGCCATGATGTTTTTGTGCCTTACTGGATGGTGACAGCGGTCATGCCGTCGCCATCGTCAGCCAGTTCCACGACGTTCAGCCGGTCCCTGACGTAAAATCCATTGGTCAGTTGGGTGCCCAGGGCTTCAGCGGCCACGGCTACCATGTCGGTCATGGCCGCCTCAGAATCGCCCAAGGCCTTGGCCAGTGAGTTGATCGCCGAATGAATCCCGCGCTGCTGATTCGCGTGGTCCACAAGCTGGGCCAGCCATTCAGCGTCACGGGGATCGTTGGGATCACAAATGATCATGTTGCCGTCTAGCCGCATTGCTCTGACTCCTAGTAAGTTGTGCCACCGTAGCTGCTTGGGTCCCGGACTTCCTTGGCGGCGTAAACCATATTCAGGGCGCTATCCACAAAGTCGTCATGACACTTGCGATCGTTGCCCGTGGGGTGGTGGTAGACGGTGAAGTTGCCTTTGCGCTCGACCTCACAGTCAAGGCACTGTTCGTGGAACCGGCGAAGGTCGGGGTCTTTTAGGGGGTTGCCTTCTGGGTAGAAAAGCCGCCCATTGATAGATTCGGCCTGGCCCAGCTTCATCAGCTTGTCCTTGCTGGACAGGCTATAGACCAGGCCGTGAAGGGACCGGCGGGGAAGCCGCCGGTAAAGCATGTCCATGACTGGATCGCCCACGCCGGTCTGATCGACCACGATAGACCCAAGGCCCACGGCCTTGATCGCGCTGGCCACGGCGTCACACTGGTCTTCGTAGTCCATGCCCTCCAGGTAGACCCAGTCAATGACCCTGATATGGTTGTCCCACTCTTCGCCCATGGTCAGGACCGTGGCGTCTTGAACCTTGGCCAGGTCCAGGCCGTAGACTTTGCGCCTGCCTTTAGTGAATTCGCCGCGCTGGAAATGGGGCCGCCCGGCCTGGCCGTCGGCGATCATCTTGTCCCAGACTTCAGGCGTGAACAACATGCCGTATCTGAATAGCCACTCCAGGAGATAAGCCATTCTGAATTCATCGGAAAAGGCCCCTAGGCGCTCCCGCTCCTGAAGGACCTTGATCCGGTAGTTGTCATTCGCCTCACAGCCCCACCGCCAGTCATATTCCCCATGGTTATGGGGCTTGTTGCGCTTGTTGAACTGGATCGACTCAAAAAAGCTTCCCCGCTTGACGCTGGCCGTCCCCACCTTGACGATGGTCCCGTTCGTGGACGCGACCATGGGGTGAAGGCTCTTATAAACGACAAACTGACTAAGCTCCTGGGCCTCTTCCATATGCAGATAGTGGAAGGTTTCGCCCTCCACAAATGCCGACTCCGAACCACTCATGGCCTGGGCCCGCGACCCGTTGCTTAGAAGCAATTCAGAGTTGTTACTGACTTCGATGTAGACCCGCATTCGGCGAAGGTGCCGGGCCAGGTAACCCTGGTGACTTCTGCCCAGGGCGGTCCTGATCCGCTTGAAGGGAATCCGGGCCAGGTCCAACTTGGGGGCCACGAAGCCGACCCAAAACCCGTCTTTGTATTGAATCAGCTTAGGGAAGAGCCTGGACCAGTGGGGATCGACGGCCATGGAAGGCAAAAGGACCATGCAGGTGATAATGATGCATTTGCCCAACTCCGTTTTGCCGATCTGGCGGGCCCAGAGTTGGGTGATCTCTTCGCCCCTGACCAGGAGGATAGAGGCAAAAATCTTATAGGCTTCAATTAGCTGGTATTTTCGCAGTTCGATACGATTAAGAGCCTGAAGCTCTTCAACCATGTACTTGATCGCCCTATTAAGGTCCATTGGGGTCATATGGCCGGGCCCTCGCTGGTGTCATTCCCATTGCATCATGCTGATTCGGGCCTTTTCATCGGCCAGCCCCTCCCTGACTGCCGCGAAATAGGCGTGAAATGCTTTCATGCGGCATTCGGGCGCTGGACAGGGGTCCTTTACGCAACCCTTGCAGCCTGGCCCCATGACCTTGAAAATGACCGCGTCCCGTAAATCGCCGGGGCGGGGCCTGCTACCGAAAGCCCGATCGCCTAGTTGCGTTTCAGCCAAGGTGCCATATCCCTTCGGTTGCATGAAGTGCTAACTGTAATGTAAGGCCGTAACATGGCCCAGGTCAACACAAATGCCGATCTGGGGTCTTCACAATAGATAACCCCGGCGCGTCGTGCCCTGTTTGAAGGACCACCCTTCCAGGATTGGCGGCCTACCCCCCATGTTGACAAAGGGGCCGCCCACGACGCGCCGGGGTGAATTGGTGCCCAGGTCCCTGGGCATAAGCTGGAGCCGGGGCCAGCCCTTCCGGGCTGGACGGGGTGATCAGTTCCCGCTTGTTCCCGGCATAACTACTTTCTGCATGATCCAGAGCCTGATCGGCAGGGCCCAGTATTCGATCACCTCTTCAACTCTGGCTATATAGGCCGCGTCCTTGCCCACCGGATCATCCACGATCAGGACGATCCCAGGGATCAAGCCAGACTTGGCCGCATAGGACAGAGCCTGGCCTATCGCTTCGGCCCACTTGTGGCCCCAGTCGAATTCGATCGCGTGGGTTGCCGTCTTGCAGTCGCAACGGGACCGGTCAGGGAAGATGAATTCCCTAACGCCACCGGCCTGGTCACACCACGCCTTTTGATAGAACGCCTCATTGTGCTTGACCACAGGAGCCGGAGTTTCCCCGACCATGCCCCAGTCTTCCCCGGCCCAGCCCAACGCCGGGGCGGCCAGGATCACGGCCATGACTGCAATCAGGATCAGGCGCTTCATATGGCTACAGGTCCTTTCGTATATCGCCAAATATTTCAGGCATTTCACTGGCCCAGTCCTTGAGCAGGGGCAACATGAGCGCCCGCATATCAGGGTGGGCGGCCTTGGACGTCCTGAGCCACAGGACGTGACGCCATTCCCGCAAGTTAGCGGTCATGACGATCTCAGTCTTCAGGCAGTTGGGCAGGATTGACCGGGCGTCCTGGGGAGCCCAGCCGCCGTCCACCAGGGCCAAATAGGTGGCTTCGATCTGGAGCATCAGGGAAAGCCAGGTCATGTCATCGATGGAGTAAAGCCCGTCTGGGAGATCGATCCTTGAACTGTACTGGCCGGGGGATACCCCCACCTTGTGGGGGATCACGAAGGTCAACTGATTGCCGAACTTGTCCTGGGCATAGTTACAGTAGCGGGTCGATTCCTGGGAATAGGCGGCCAGCCGGTGGCGAACCAGTTCGTGGGTCACACCCCGGTCACAGGTGAACCTGACCGTTACGTTGGCGTGTTCAAGGACAGAATGATGCCCAGAGTCCACCAGGTGCTTCACAAAGCGACGTGGCATAAGGGCCGTTGCCCTGGGCTCACTCTTGTAGCAGGTGCGCCCAGCGGCTTCTATGGCCCGGTACATGCCGACGGCGTCAACCTCTCCCACAGGGTCAAGGGGCGATTCGATCGTATGATTGGAGTTGACTAAAATCATGCTCTTTTCCTTTTGATCGGGCTGGTCGATACCATGACCCTGTCTCTCTTCCACTTGTGGATGAAAAATGCGAGATCATCCACCAGTGCCTTCAGGGCCGGGAACAAAGCCCCCATAATCGGTCCGGTCATGCTTCACGCCTTTTGATTGGGCTGGTCATCCTGCCCAGACCGTCACGGGCTTTAATTGCTTCCCGATTGCCCTGGATGGTGGCCAGGCGTTCGCCCCGTAAGGCGGCCCAGGCGGCTGACTCTCGCTCTGTCTTTTCCTTGGCCACCTTGGCCCGCCTGTCATGGTCCTTCCATATCAGGTAGGCCACGATCAGGATGATCGAAGGGATGATCATTCCACGGGCTCCCAGGGGCAACCGCCGCAAAAGCCCAGGCCTTGATACGGGGGGACATGGGGGCAATCAGGGCCACAGGTAGAGCCGTCCACGTCCACCAGGGACGGCTGGGCCACCTCTGACACGACGTAAGGGCAGGAGTCGCAGCCTTCGCGGGGCTCCCCGCCGAACTCCATGGCCGCACAGGGGCAGTCCTTGGCCAGGGCTTCAGCTTCGGCCAGGGCTTCAGCTTCAGCCTTGGCTTCGGCTTCCTGCTGGACCTGGGCTACCGCTTCCTTCAGGCTATCCATTAGCTCTCCCATTAACTGACACAGTTTGACCCGCACCAAACGAAGCTCCACTTCACGCTCCCTGGCCATTGCCACGACTGCCGCTTCCCGCCTCCACTTACGGTCAAGCAAGAGGAACAGCCCCACGATGATCGCCAACACGATGATCCCACTTATCATTTTGATCCCCTTATAAAGTCTTTGATGATTTGATACGCGATCCAGCCGATGACCAGCCCAGCCAGGGCGATCCCGATCAGCCACCCAAACAAGTAGAGGATGACCCCGGCCAGGATGACCCCGGCCACCCCGGCCAGGATCAGGATGGTAAGCCCAGCCCTCCGGGCTACCACCACCACCACATTGGCCAAGGCGGCCAGGAGCCGCCCGGCGTCTTTAGCCAGTGAAGGCATAGTTGACCGCCGAAGCCAGGCGCTTGTACCAAGGGGCCTGGGCCTGGGCCGGGGACACCATGTCAGGGGCCTGGGGCAAGCTCACGGGGGCCACCATAACTTCCCCTTCATGGGAAGTCAGGACCAAGTCACCCCGGTCCATGCCCTTCAGGATATGGGCGACCATGGCCCGCTGGATATCAGAGGCGGGGACCCCCATGTCCTGGGCTTGCCCGGTCAGCCGGTTATAGGCCTCTTCCGGGATCGTCCCGCCGAACATCTTCCGGCCCAGCCTGGCCATGCTTTCGGCGCTCCGAATCGTCCCGGCCTTGGTCACGCACTGGGGCGAACAATAAAGGGTCCTGGAGGTGGCGGGGACGAACATCGTCCCGCAGATCGCGCAAGGCTTTTGCAGAGCCTTCAGCTTTTCTTTCTCTTCCTGAAGCTTTTTGGTCAAGGCGTCCACCTTCCCCTTTTGCTGGTGAGCGCCCCGGCAAGACCGGCACAGGTAGCCGTCCTTCGCCACTTCCACGACCCCGCAGTCGGCGCAGTAG